AGCAAAGGAAGCTACTAAAATGATAGGGTGGGTAATAATAGCAGGAATAGTCCTGTATATAATTAGAAAACTAAGAGAATGAAAACAATTACAATTACAGAAGGACAAGTAAAAAGTCAATCAGATGCAGTTCTTTGGCACTTAAAGACTTATGGAAGTATTACAAGTTATGAGGCTATTAAAGAGTATGGAGCTACTAGACTTTCAGCAATTATATTTAATCATAGAAAAAATGGTTATGATATAGATAGTTTGCCAATAACTAAAGAAACTAGATTCGGAAGAAAAACTACAATTTCTAAATATATATATGCACCAATATATAAAGAGGTGATAAAAGAATATTTATGGTAACAATTAGTAAACTAAAAAAAGAACTTGACAAATATTTTTCTTTATTCATCAGACTTAGAGATGCTGATTATATGGGTTTTGTGAAGTGCTATACATCAGGGCGTTTGTATCATTATAAAAACATACACGCAGGTCATTTTATTTCTAGAAAATGCCTATCAACTCGGTGGTGTGAAGTCAATGTACAACCACAGTCAGCAGCAGATAATCTTTTTGGGCAAGGGGAACAGTATAAATTTAGTAAGGCTTTAGATTCTGAATATGGAGAGGGAACTGCTGAAGAACTACAACAAAAATCAAGGCAAATGTTAAAACTTTCTAGGATAGATTATGAAGAAAAGATAAGTTATTACAAAGACCTTGTTGATAAATTAAAAAAAGATAAAGGAATAGAATAAAAGTTTTATTAAATTTGGCAAATGATAAAGCCAATCTATGCAAGTGAAGAACACAAAACAATCATTGAATCTTATATCCGTATGTGTGAGGAGTTTGCAAAAGATGTAAGTTCAAAGGCTAGATATTATAATTACTTAGATGTAGTAGAAACTATAATAGAATATTCAAATAATTATGGAGCGGGAACTAGAGAAAATAATTGGTATGACTGGCTTATGATAATTCCGATAAACCTATCAGTAGCAACTAATGGCTTCTTTGCAGGTCTTGAAACGAATAAAAACAGGGCAGTAATACGAGCTTATAAGACAGTTCTTAATGAAATAGTAAGTGATGTAGTAGATAAGATAGATAATTTAGAAGAACCAAGTGAATAAAATCTACTTAGAAATATCAAAGCTAAGTGATAAGTTTAGGAAAATGTGCTATGGACTTACTCAGGATAAAGAACAAGTTGAAGATGCGGTACAGGAGTGTATGCTCTACTTCCTTCAGATGAACCCCGAGCAACTTAAAAAAATATATACTAAAGATGGTTTGGATGGAATTACAAGATACGGGGCGGTAGTTTTAAGAAGGTCTTTGACAAGCGTAAGAAGTCCGTTCTATTATCAGTATAAGAAATACTACACTCACATTGACCAGTTTACAAGTAATGTAACTTATGATGTAATTGAAACAGGGGAAGTGATACCAAACAAAAATCTGTATAACATAGCTGAAGAACCTGCCGTTAAGAATTTAGAGTTTGAAAAGCTAGACAAAATAGATTATGTGTTAAATGATTTGTATTGGTACGACAAGAAAGTCTTTGAACTTTATTACTATGAGGGGAACACACTAGACTCACTCGCAAAGAAGACAGGGATAAGTAGAAACAGTCTTTTTACTACAATAGATAAGGTAAGAGAGATACTTAAAAAAGAGTTAATAGATGAATAAGTTTTTCGTTCCTGATGAAATATATAAAGACAGAATGGCTATCTGTAAGGAATGTGTTTACTATTCTAAGCCTTTAGGTCAATGCAAACGCTGTCTATGTTTTATGAAAATCAAAGCGAGGATAGCGCCAATGGAATGTCCGCAGAAGTATTGGGGTAAAAGTCTTGTAATGGAAGCTCCTGATGACTTGCCACAAGAAATGATAGATGAAATCCTAGACTTATGGAAAGACTTAAAAACAGGAAGGGCAAAAGACCAACAAGCTAAAAAGAAAATGATAGAACTATATAATACGATTTACGGAAGCAACTATGGAACAGGGACTAATTGTGGTTCTTGTATATCAACTTGTTTTGATGGAATAAAAAAACTATATAATAAATACAATGAATAATTTGTCCAGTTTATTAATCAATTTAAAAGACAATGACTAAAGTAAAAATGTACAACCCTGATACGCAGGGGACTTTTAGAATGATGTTTGGATTTGCACAGCCAATTCAATACATTAAAGATAATAGAACTAAATTAAATAAAAGAAATAATGATAGAGAAAAGAAAATACAAGAGCATCAAGTGGGTTTTAAAACAACAGATTGAAAAAGCTACTAAAACTTTTTGGACTTGGAAACAAGGTAAGGACGAACACTTCACTTGTATATATAAAAACTACAATGATGACTTGCCTATCTATACACCAGCACAACTTTTAGAGCTTTTAGAAAATGGTAATTGAAACAGCAATAATAGGAATTATCTTTTTAATATTTTGTGCTTATCTACTGTCGCAAATAGAAAGAAAAATAGAGAAAAAGAAACTTAATAATAATTTAAAAAACTTTAAAAATGGTAATGGATTACGATAATATTCCTGAATACTACAAAGGGAAAAATGGATATATGGCAAAAGATGTAGTAGAAAACTTTGACCTTAGTTATAATATCGGAACGGCTGTTACCTACTTACTACGTTCAAAGAACAAGCACAAGGACGGAGGACTTGAAGATATTAGAAAGGCTATACACCATTTACACTTTGAACTAGATGTACTGACTTCAAAGACTAGGACAGGAGCTTTATCACCAACAGGGGTAAGGAAATGATAAATACCAATAACACTATTCAGTTAGTAAGCTGGAAACAGGTAGTTAAAAAATATGGATATAAAAAAACTGAACAAGAAGGAACTCGTTTTGGTATTCAGCTTACTTTAACAGGAATGATGGACACTCAATTTATATGGTGCGAAACAAACTTAGAAAGAAAGAAATTATTTAAGACAATAATAAGGATGGCAAAAGAAGAAGGTAGAGATTTACAATTAATAGATTAATATGACTTTATACAAATGCAAGTGCGGAAACACTAAAGAGATTTCAACAGCTACAATAGTTTACATTGAAAAAGAATGGCAGACTAAGGAAGCTCTTTGTAAGTGTGGAAAGTATATGGACTCAGAACCACTTGAAGGAATGCCAAGTCAAATAAGAACTGAAGAAAGTTTAAGTAAGAAAGGTGATAGACTTTGGGCAGGAGCAAAAGAAAAGCTTGTAGGTGAAAGAGGTATTAATGAATCCTTTGATTAATGAAGTTTGTAATAAAGGACAATAAAGATAAGCAAAGCCTGATAAACTATTTAAAAGAATTAGGAAACGACTACATAGTAGAAGTAAAGAAACAAAGAAACAACAGAAGTAATATGCAGAATAGTTATTATTGGAAATGTATAGTGCAAGGACTTTCAGAAGAACTAGGATATTTTCCTGACGAAATGCACGATATACTTAAAGTAAAGTTTGCAAGTGAATGGCAAAGCATAGAGATAAACGATAAGACAATAGGACTTCAAGTAATCAAAAGCACAGCCACAATAGACACGAAAGCATTTGAAATTTATGCAGACCAAATAAGGATATGGGCTTTAACAGAACTAGGGATAAGACTAATGATGCCAAATGAATACGAGTAATTTCTATTATATAATATAAGATTGAATAATCAATCTTTTTCAATTATGGATAAACGAACAAACAACGGAGGAGCAAGACAAGGTGCTGGGCGTAAAGGCAAAGCAGAAGAACAAAAGCTAATAGAGAATCTAACACCTATGAATAGTATGGCTTTAGAATCTTTAGAAAAAGGATTAGAGAAAAAGGAACAATGGGCTGTTAAGTTATTCTTTGAATACTTTTATGGCAAACCACAGCAAAGAGTGGATGTAACTTCAAATGAAGAAACTCTTAATATGCCACTTATAACATTTATCGAAACTGATACTGAGTAAGAAATACAATCCACTCTTTGAGTCTGACGCTAGGTACTTTATTATAACAGGTGGTCGTGGTTCAGGTAAGTCTTTTGCAGTTACAGTCTTTTTGACTCTACTAACTATGACTGAAGGTATTAGAGTATTGTTCACTCGTTACACTATGACCTCAGCACGTCTTTCAATCATTCCTGAGTTCTTAGAGAAGATAAGTCTATTAGGCTATGCTAACATCTTTAGTGTAAACAAGTCGGAGGTTGTAAACTTAAAGAACAAGTCAGACATTCTATTTAGGGGTATCAAGACTTCAGCAGGAAATCAAACGGCTAGTCTTAAATCTTTAACAGGTGTTTCAAATTGGGTTCTTGATGAAGCTGAAGAACTTGTAGATGAGAATATCTTTGATACAATAGACCTTAGTATTAGGGAAAAGAATATACAGAATAGAATTATCCTAGTCCTGAATCCTGTTACTAAAGATAATTGGATTTACGAGAGGTTCTTTCAAGGCAAAGGAATTGAAGCAGGTTTTAATGGTGTTAAAGACAATGTGTGCTATATCCATAGTACATACCTAGACAACAAAGAAAACCTATCACAGAGCTTCCTAGAGCGTGTAGAGGCTATTAAGCATACTAACTTTAAGAAGTACAAGCAAAAACTGTTAGGACAATGGTTAGACCGTGCAGAGGGTGTCGTCTTTGAGAATTGGTCAATAGGAGAATTTAACCCTGATAACTTACAGGTTTCTTGTGGTCTTGATTTCGGATTCTCAATAGACCCTGATTCTTTAACTTCTGTCGCTATTGATAAGAAACATAAAAAGATATATCTTAAAGAAGAAGTTTATCGTAATGGGTTAAAATCTCACGAACTAGCTGCAATCATTTTAGATAAAGTAGATAATACACTTTGTATAGCCGACAGCTCTGAGCCACGTTTAATTGCCGATTTAAAGCATTTAGGAGTAAACATCAAACCAGTCAAGAAAGGAACTATTGAAAGTGGAATAACTAGAATGCAAGACTATGAATTAATAGTAAGTCCAGAATCAACTAATATAGCTAAGGAGATGAATAATTATGTATATGCAGACAAAGGCTCTAAATTATATGTAGACAATTACAACCACGCTATTGATGGAATAAGATACAATGTCATTTATCACTTAGACAATCCTAATGCTGGGAAGTATTTTGTACAATAGAAAAAGGGCTGCCTAATTATAAGCAACCCTATTTCAGAACAAGAAAGAATATGAAGAACTCGGCAAATATAAAATAATAAATGTAACGGTAAACTAAATAACAACTTTTTCTATTATATATTATAACTATGAAAGTAAAAATTAAAAAAGAAGGGAAGAAAGAAACATTCAATCTAATTGACTCTTGGTCAGACGTAACCCTTGAAACTTGGATTAAATTAATTGATAGTGAAACAGGGAGCAAGACAGAACAAGCAGAAGAAACAATAGCAGCTTTGTCAGATATACCTAAGAAGTTAGTAAAGGAACTAGCATTAAGAGATGTGGCTATTATAATGGATAAGGTGTCTGAGCTACAAAGCAAACAAGATACAGTATTAAAAAAGGTGTTTGAAATAGATGGAGTTGAATATGCTATGCACCCTGACCTTTCAGAAATTACGCTTGGAGAATATGCAGATATTGAAACATTTATAAAAGAAGGAATTGAAAAGAATATGCCTGAGTTGATGGCGGTGCTATTTAGGCCGATTACAGAAAAGAACGGCTCAGCATATACCATAGCAGCTTATGATGGAAACATAACTATAAGGGCAGAAGAAATGAAGAAGATGTCAGCAGAACAAGTACAGTCAAGCCTTTTTTTTTTCTCAAATTTCGTGAAGGAATTATCGGAGATTTTGCCGTCATATTTGATGGAACGGACTCAGGAGATAGCGAAGGAGTCGCAGACGGAGATTTCGCAGAACGGTGGGGATGGTTCGGAGTGATGCACAGACTTTGTAACCAAGACATAAGTAGGTTAGATGCAATAACAAGACTCAATTTATTAGAGTGCTTAACTTGGTTAAGTTATGAAACAGATTTAAATTTACAAAATAAAGTACAAAGAAATGATAAATAATAAGACCTACAATAATGCCATTGATACCCTCAAATCTTTGGGTGAGCAGCACCATCAGATTGCGACCACAACAACTGGAGATATTTTTAAAATTGATTTGAGTAATCAAACTTTGTTTCCTTTGTTTCACATAAACCCTGTGAACGTAACAACAGGATTATCTTCTTTGACCTACAACTTTCAGCTCTTTGTTATGGATGCTGTAACTGAGAAAGAAAATTGGACTGAAGAAAACCTACTATCGGCAGACTATCTAAGTAATGAACAAGAAGTTACATCTAGTTGCTTACAGGTTTGCGTAGACATAATCTCAATGATGCGACATAGCAAATGGCAGGGAGCGGGAGAATTAGATATTAATGAGCCTGTCTACTTTACGGATGGTGAATACACTTTAGAACCGTTCTCAGAAAGATTTGACAACCTCTTAACTGGTTTTGTTTTTCAAGTGGGAATAGTAGTGCAGAATGACTTTCAGTCTTGCACAATACCTGTGGCAAATAATCCAATAGGGAAATGATAAAGTTTAAACTAGGAAAATATAAAATAGAAATAGGATTTTTTAAAATAATAATAAAATTATAATTATGGCAGACTTAACAACAACAGTTACCGAATCAGTCGTCTTAAATGGCGCATTGAGGGGTAACACAAACTCAGTAACAACAACAGGAATTAACAACGTATTTGAAAGAATAGTAACTTGTACTCATTCTCAGACTACAACAGTAGCAGTATTTGATACAGCACCTTATACTTCAGCAGGAGCTATTGATGTAGAGAATGTACGCTATATTAGGGTAACTAACTTAGGAGCAGATAGTGCTGTGGTGTTAGGGGTAGTAACTACTAATACTAATTATCAAGTAAGACTAACACCTGGAACATCTCATATTATACCAAGAGGTGAAGCTGAAGTAATTGGTGAAACAGATACAACTCCTGCATTTTCAACTTTAGAAAATATAACTTCTTTACAAGTAAGACCTGAAGGAGCTACTTATAGTCCTCAAGTATCAGTATTTGTTGGAGCTATATAATGGACACTAAGAATATAGAAAATTATCTAAAGTCTTTTGGACAGAATGTCATTAATCAGGCTAAAATTAATATGGCAAATTCTAAAGATTCCACAGGTAAAGCTAGAGGTGATACAGCAATAGGACAGTCAATTAGATTTGAAGTAGTACCTACTGCAACAGGCTTTAGTACTAAATTCTATATGTTAGACTATGGAACTTTCTTAGATAAAGGAGTTTCAGGAAATAAAAAGAAGCAATCTTATAAAGACTCTGAAGGGAAAACAGAATCAAGTCCTTACAGTTATACTACTAAAGGACCTCCTATTGACATATTGTCTAAGTGGATTAAAAAGAAAGGAATAAAAGGACACGGAATTGCAAAGGGTAGGTCTAAAACTTACAAAAGCAAAAGTGGAAAGACAGTAAAAGGAACAGGACAATATGTATCAGGGTTTGCTTACTTAATAAGTAGAAAAATAAAAAGAGATGGAATCAAAAGTCTTAGCTTCTTTCAAAAACCTTTAGGTATATATTATGATGACCTTAAAGAGAATTTACTAAAAGAATTAAAGTTTGACATAGAAACTTACCTTACAACCTTTTATCGTCCTAAATAAAAAACAAAAATTATGGCAATATCAATAGACCAAAGACCTTTATACAACGTTATGCCAATAGGGCAGCAAGTAATATTTTCAGTATCACAAGACCAATTAGTCGCAACTAAATTTAATGTGAAGTTTATTGCTGAAGTACACATAAGCAATACAGCTATTGTTCCAGCAACAACACCTTCTTTAATAGGAACTTTCAAAACTACACCCAATAATGCAGGGGTTGGAATTTTTGACCTAAGACCTATCTTGGAAACTTTTGTTAGTCCTGACTATGAACCAAACGCAACTACATTTCCAGCTTCAACTTCTGAATATAAAGGCATTACAGCGATTAAAGAGATGTTTCCTATGCACCTAGTTGATAAGTATTCAGTAAGTGTGAATAGCATTAAATTCTTTGCTATTAGATTCAGAATAGAATATTCAGAAACAGCTAATGACCCAATAACAATTGACGTTAATGAAGATACTGACAGCGACCAATATACAATGTTTAATGGAGTGCTTCAATATGATGACACCCTTAAACTTGTTAATGGAAATTATGGATATGACTTAGACAACGTAGTTAATTCTCGACAGTTCTATCTCTACTATTATCCAGCCAATTTTTTAAGTAATGCACCAACTACTCAATATGCAAGAGATACAGACTATGGTACTTTTCCGTTTTTTAATTTTCTACCTGATGTTACAGACCGAGTACCGAATATTAGATTTATAGCTTACAATTCTTCGGGGGTTGCCTTTCTGAGTAATACCCTTAGTAATGCTCCTTATAATGGAGGTACTTGGAGTTTTACTACTCATTCCTATAATTACCTACAATATGTTGGTGTCTTTCCTGCAAATATAAGACAATGGAACACGGCTTGGGATGCAGAGTTTACAGCAGGAACTATAAAATATTATACCGTTCAGGCTTTAAATGTAGGTGGTTCTGGCGTAAGTGATATATATACTATAAATATAACGTGTCCTAATGAAAGGGGTTATGAAGGAATAAGACTTACGTGGCTTAATCAATGGGGGACGTGGGATTACTATACTTTTAATATGAAGTCTATTAGGTCTATTGAAACTAACAGGACTTCTTACACTCAGCAAGGAGGAACTTGGAATGAGAGTACTTTTAAAATTAAAGGCTATAAAGGTGGAAAGAAAAATTTTAGAGTAAATTCAACTGAAAAGATTAAACTAAATACAGACTTTGTTACTGAAGAAGAAGGCGTGTGGTTTGAAGAATTAATCAATTCAAATGAAGTTTATATAGTTAATGAATATTCAACAGATTCGGAAAATAGCATAACTAATAAATATATAGAACCAGTAGTCTTAACGACTTCTAGTTATGTTAAAAAGACAATAGCTAATGACAAACTTATGCAATATACTATTGAAATTGAAAAGAGTAAAATGAAACGAACACAAGCTGTATAATGAGTACTCAATTAATATTATACCCACAAACTTATAACGGAGAATACAATTCCGTTGCCACTCCTGTATTGTTTGAATATGTAGTAGATGGTATTAATTTTACTTCTATAAATGGTTCTGCTTCTGTGGATTTATCAGGAGGTAGTTTAACTCAACCGTGGGATGCAGCCCTATTACTACTGCCACCTGATACAGTAAACACTTGGTATAGATACAGAACTACATCTCCGGGAACACCAGCACTACCTACTCAAACAGGGAATAATTTAATCTTCACAGCACTTACAACGACAGGAGATAATGGTTCAGGGGTCTATCAAAGACTTTCAAATCTTGATATTGGACAGGGTTATGAAGTAACTATTAATCTAACTGCACCTGTTAATGCTTGGGGTCATATATCAGTAAGACTATTTAATGGAAATAATTTAGCAGGTAGTCTTATCTATTATCATCCAGGACCAGGACCATTAACCTCCTCACCTATTGTTGTTTCTTTTACAGCTCAGTCTAACGAAGATGTTATAATGGTTTCTTATTTTCATAACACTTCCTATGCTATAAGTATTGATAGTATTTCAGTAAAAGAAAGGCACGGTACACCGACTTTAGTTTATTCTGATTTATCTGATGGTCAAGTCATTTGCGACCTATACGAAGAAGAAGACATCCCTTTGACGTTAAGTATTGATGACTTTAAAAATGTAGCTGAGCAAGTTAAGTCTTATTCAAAAGACTTTAATTTACCTGCAACAAAAAGAAATAATAAAATCTTTAACAATATGTTTGAGATTACAAGGTCTGATGACCAACTAACATTCAATCCTTATATAAGAACTCAATGTGTATTAAAGCAAGATGGCTTTATTTTATTTGAAGGCTATTTAAGAATGATAGATGTAAAAGACAAAGAAGGAGAAATAAGCTATAATGTTAATTTGTATTCTGAAGTCATTGCTTTAGCTGACATTTTGAAAGACCAAACATTTTCAAACTTAGATTTTTCAGAACTAGAACACGACTATAATAAAACAGAAATCGAATATAGTTGGAATAATAGTGGTACAGGAATAACATATTTAAACCCAAACACTTCAGGATTTAGAGATGCTAATGATACAGTAAAATACCCTAATATAGACTGGAATCATCAATTTTATCCTGATGCTTTAGGCAATCCCGTCCTTTCAAATTTAGAGAGTATGTTTAGACCTTGCATTCAATTAAAGTATTTAATTAATAAAATCTTTGCAGCTTCAGGTTTTAATTGGACTTCTGACTTCTTTGATGGTGCTGACTTTGGCAAGTTGTATATGGACTTTAACTGGGGTGCTGATGGCACTCCAGTTTCTTCAGCATCAACAGTTGAAGGTGGGTATTATATAGGCTATGCTGATAACTATGCTCCAAATGGAAGTTATGGTAATTTAGAACTGACATATCCTTCAGGAAATTTAGCTAGTGTAGATTATGATACTGCTACTAATAAAATAACGTCAGTACAAGATAATAGTCAGTATAATATTGATTATAGTTATGAAATAGATATAGTAAATGTAACTCCTGACCCTTCATATAGTGCAAGGTGGTTAATTACAAGAGCAGCAACAGGATTTACTGAAGATATAAATTTAATACCTATTCAAACTATAACAGCAAATCAAACTATTCTTTATTCAGGAAATTTATCTGAAATTTTAGATATTGGAGATACTTTAGAGCCACAATTCTACAGTAGCTGGACTTCTACAAATTCTATAGTACAAGGATTTGATGGAGTTGGTTCTCCTCCATTATCTACGGCTACAGTAGTTATAACAAAGAATATATTAAGTATAACTTCTAGCACTATATTACAAACGCTAAGAGGAGAACTAGGACAATGGGACTTCTTAAAAGGAATTATGACTATGTTTAATTTAGTTTCTTTAGTAGACGAAGCAGACAAAAACAATATCTTAATAGAACCTTATGGAGATATATTTATAAATAACACAAATTGTTCAACAACCACATCAGGTCTAACTTTAGCTTGTAGAAGTATTCAGCACGACTGGACAGATAAGGTAGATGTTTCACAAATGGAACTAAAACCTTTGACTGAGTTAAATAGAAATACAATCTTTAAATTTGTAGAAGATGATGATGACTATGCCTTTAATGTATTTAAACAAGCTAATAGTGGACATTTATACGGAAGCAAAGAACGAGAGTCAGGCTTTACTATTTTAGAAGGAACTGAAGAAATAATAGCCGAACCATTTGCCGCTACTGTTTCAAAACCAATAATGCCACAATTTTCTTCTTTTATAATACCTAGTTTATATGCTATGAATGATAGCGGTTTAACCGAAGGATTTGATAATTCTCCTAGAATCTTTTACAACAATGGGGAAAAAAGTACAGGTGCTTCTTATTACATACCTGCACAGAATGGAGTAGGTGGTGGAAATGAAATTGAGTTCTTGCAGTTTAGTCATTTATCTACAATACCTAGTGTATCTGCTACTACTAAAGATTTTGTTTTTGCAAGTCATCAACTTCCTAGTGCAGTAGGGTTTCCTCCAGCGGATAATTTATACAATACTTATTGGCAGCCTTACTTCAATGAACTTTACCACCCTGATACAAGAATAATGACTTTAAAGGTAGCTCTAAATCCTTCAGATATAGCATCTTTTAAAATGTATGATTTAGTTTTTATTAAGAACAGGTCTTTCAGGGTTAATAAAATTGATTATAAACCAAACAGCTTAGCAACAGTTGAATTTATTTTAATAGCATAATGAATTACTTAACAGGATATACAATAAAGCCTTATGAAATCACATCATTAGGAGGTGTTATTTTTACTGATGGCACAAACAATGCAATACAGCCTAATCAATCTCAATGTGAAGCCTATGGTTATACCTATGACAGAGCTTCAGGAACTTGTAGTGCTTTTAGATTCAATACAAACTTAGAGAGGACTTTAAGTAATATAAACAATAAGAATAATGGCTCAGGAAACACTAACCAATTAGGAGCTAATACTATTCAAGTAAATGGAACGCTAAACACTACAAGGGGTTTTAACAATAATTGTTTTATCAATGGAAGTTCAAATGAAATAGCTAATGGGGTAAATAATACAACTGTATTTGGATTAAAAGGCGAAGCCACAGCTACTAATTCTATTGTTCTTGGTGGAAATGCAGCTACTGATATTTTAGGAACAAGGCAAAGCATAACACTTATGTATGGAACGCAGACTGATGATAATACACTAACAAATAGTTATTTAAATAATACAGCAGACAGCTTTTTTACAATACCTGAACAGACATTAGTTTCCTTTCGTTCTGAAACAGTAGCCGTAAGAATAGGGGGGTCAGCAGGAACAGGGGCAGTAGGTGATTTTAAGGCTTGGGTAGAAAGAGGGGTAGCTATTAAGAGAAGCGGCTCAGATTTAATTATAGATAGTGGTAGAGATGTAATAGCTAACACAGGAACTACGGCTGGTTGGGTTCCAGCAGTTGCTGGAGATGGCAATAATTTCTTGCAGACAGTAAAGGGTGCAAACAACAGGGATATAATGTGGGCAACTACAATTACGTTCACACAACTTAAAACAGGGGTAGATTTATAAAACATAAAATTATGGCAAAGGAAGTTCTAGAAATGGAAGTAAAATCAAATGTAAAATCAGTTACCCAAGAAACTAAAAATTGGGGGAAAGCCTTAGATGATGTAAATGAAGAAATATCTATACAGAATGAAGAAATAATAAGGCAAGAAAGGTTATTGATAAAACTGAAAGCAAAACAAGACGCTATTCCTAAAGGAGGGTGGGTAGCAGGGATGGATAAGCTCAATGACAAAATAAGAAAGACATCTGACTTAATAAATTTAGAGAAAAATACTTTAAAAGAATTAACCAATAAACAAAAGGAAGCAACTACAGAGGTTAAGAAATCCACAGTAGCAAAAAAAGGAAACAACAAAGAATCTAAAGAAAGCATTGCTAACTTTCAATTTATGGGGGTTTCTTTGAATGGAGTTAAAAAAGGGTTCAAGCAAATTATACCAACAGCTAAGGCTATGTTTGGCACTATTAAGGCTGGTATAATGTCTACAGGGATAGGAGCTTTAGTTCTTGCGGTAGTGGCTTTAATGCAACATTTTAAGAGGTCTGAAGCGGGGCAAGAAAAGTTCCAAAGAATAATGGCAGCTATTGGTGCTGTTACTTCTCAAGTAATGGATGCTTTCTCTGATTTAGGTGGAATAATTATTAAGACTTTTAAAGACCCTCTACCAGCTATGAAAGAGTTTGGTAAAGGGTTGTTAAAATTCCTTAAAGACCCTACAGGAGCAACTAGAGATATGTTTGTAAAAGCAACTATATCTGCAAAAGGTTTTGTTGATGAAACACGAAAAGAAGTAGATGCACTTGTAGAAATAACTAAAGAAAGGCAGAAGGCACACCATATTGACAGGAAGTTAAAAGTAGCAAGAGCAAAAGCTAATAGAGAGATAAATGATATAAGACTTCAAGCTGAAGATAGGGAAAAATTTAATGCAACAGAAAGAATCGCTTTATTAAGAAAAGCTCAAGCAATAGAAGAAGATATTACAGCTAAAGAGATACAATCTAAAAAAATATTAGTAGATGCTTTAAAATCAGAAATGAAGCAAGGTCATAATAATATAGAGATAAAAGATAAACTTGCTCAAATACAAGCTGATTTAATTAATCTTGAAACTAAAAAGCTAAGAAGTCAGAGGTTATTACAAACACAAATAACTACGGCAGTAAATGAAGAGAAAACTCAAAAGCAAAAACTAATAGATGATGAAGAAGCAGCTTTTGCTAAAAAAGTAGCTGATAATGATGCTTGGAATAAAAAACAACTAGCTGATGCTCAGAAAGTAGCAGATGGCAAAAAACTAATAGCTCAAAAATTAGAAGATACAAAAAAAGCAACTCTTGAAATGGGTGCTGCTGCTGCTATGAAAATAGCTGGAGAAGGTTCTGCTGTAGGGAAGTCCGTAGCAGTAGCTATGGCTATAATGAATACAAAAGAAGCTGTTACTGCTGCACTAGGAATGAAACCTTATGGTCCGTGGAACATTGCTCAGGCAATCGCTACAGGTATATTTGGAATGACACAAGTGAACGACATTCTAGCTACACCAATACCAGGAGGTGGTGGAGGTGGAGGAGGAGGAGGAGGTTCACTAGCAGCACCACCATCACCACAAATGATGTCAGGAGCTTTTGAATTAACAGGAGGAACGAAACCTGAGCCAGTACAGGCATACGTGGTGAGTGATGACATCACGAATTCTCAGAATGGACTTGCTATTATAAGACGTAGAGCTACAATCTAAAATCAAATAAATAAACTTAATATCTATTATATACCAAAGACTAAACTATGCCGTGTACTCAATGTAAAGATGGAAAAACCTATAAATGGGGAGAAACAGGAGAATGTGAATATAACACTCTTGAAGAATGCGAAACAGCAAATGCCTCTTACGAAGAAATGAAAACCACCTCTATTGTAGAGTTGGTTATTGATGGGAATGAAGAACTTGCAATAGACGCTATAAGCCTTGTATCAGCACCAGCCATAGAACAAGACTTTGTGTTTTTTGGAAAAGAGAAAAACAACTTGACCTTTGCTAAAGTAGATGAGGACAAACGTATGCTAATTAGTCCAGCTTTAATCCCCGATAAGCAAATTTTCAGACACGACCCTCAGACTTCATCTGACTACTATGTTTTCTTTTCAAAAGACACCGTAAGACAGGCAAGTGAATTATATTTAAAAAACAATAACCACCATAAAGCTACTCAGGAACATTCAGAAAGAGTATCAGGAGTTTTAACAGTTGAATCTTGGATAATTGATGACCCTAAAATGGATAAGTCTACTTTGTACGGCTTCTCACTTCCTAAAGGAACTTGGATGGTTTCTATGCGTATAACCAATGACGAAATTTGGAAAGAGATAAAATCAGGAACTTTGAAGGGATTATCCATTGAGGGTTACTTCACCGATAAGATGGAAAAGATGTCAGAAGCAACTCCAACTGACCAAGAAATCTTAGAAGCATTAAATGAAATACTCAACAAATCAAATAAGTAACTAACAATTCTATTATATTATATAACGAACTCACTAAAAAAAGAAACAATGGATTTAAAAAATCAAATATTAGTAGCACTTGGTCTTAACAAAGAAGAAGTTACTTTAGCTTGGCAGTCAAAACTAGAGGATGGAACTATTGTTGTATCTACCGCAGAAACTTTAGAAGCAGGAGTTGATGCTTCAGTTCTTACAGAGGATGGAACGACTATCCCTTTACCGATTGGAACGTACAAAACAGAGGACGGTCTGACTTTCAGAGTTGAAGAAGAAGGAGTAGTTGCTGAAGTAATGGAAAGTGAAACGGAAGAAAAAGAAGAAGCTTCTGAAGAAGTTGAAGAAGAATTAGCAGTAGTTGAAGATTGGGAAGGAATGGAAAAGCGTATTCAGAACTTAGAGGACGCTGTAGCTGACCTGAAAGAGTCTAAAGAAGGTGGTGATGATGATGTTGAAGAAATGACTGAAGAAGTATCTGAGCCTTCTGTAAATCCTAAGTCTATTAAGACTACTGAGGTTAAAGAATTTTCAGCAGAAGAACAATTAGAAAATCTTAAAGCAGAGAACGAAAAACTTAAAACGGAATTAGCAGAATCACCTGCTGAAGCTCCTATCAATACAAATAAATTTAGCTCAGAAAGACCTACTCCTACTAAGCAAGATTTTAGAAGAATGACAAAGCAGGAAAGGTTCTTATATGAATTACACAAATAATAATAATTTAAAAAAATAAAAAAATGGCGTTTACTACAACATCAAACTTTGCTGGGAAGGCAGCTGGATTCTACATTTCCGCAGCATTAAAAGCATCAAATTCGTTAGACTATCTTACAATGATAGAAAACGTGAAGTACAAATCTAACATACAGGCTATGAATAACACCGTTTCAGCAGTTGCAGATGCAACGTGTGATTTCACTTCAGCAGGAACATTAGCATTAACTGAAAAAGTTTTAGAACCAAAGAACTTACAAATCAACCTTGACCTTTGCAAATCGACTCTCTTAGATTCTTGGGAAGCGTTACAAATGAGAGCAGGAGCAGGAGCACCACCTCCAGCATCTTTTGATGACTATGTAATCTCTTATATGGGAGATATTATAGCAGAAGCTACTGAAGATTCGATTTGGGATGGAACTGCTGTTGCAGGGAAGTTCAATGGCTTCAATGGAGCTGTAACAGGTTTATTATTACCAGGTGTTGATGCAACAGTTGTTCAAGATGCAGCTTCTGCCGCTTATAGTGCAGCTAACATCATTGTAAACTTACAAGCAGCAGTTGCAGCTATTCCATCAGCAGTATTAGGAAAAGAAGATTTACATATCTATATGAATCAAAAAACTTACCAATACTATATTGGTGCAGTATCTACTTTAGGATATGTTAATGCTTACAATATGAATGGAGATTATGTACCAATGTTTGAAGGGTATAAAATTGCTGTCTGTAACGGAATGACTACAAACGAAGTTGTAATAGCTCAGAAGTCTAACTTATTCTTCGGAACTGACCTGTTAAGTGATGCTACTAGAATAACTTTGAT